GCCGAGCACATAGCCGACTTGGCGCTCGTCCCAGTCGCGGAACCAGTAGGCCACAGGCTGTTCATCGGAGTTAAACTCGATGCCGTGCTTGACGCGGTTGCCGTTGTTCAGCGTCTCGAAGTGGGTGGGGTCAAGTCCGACCGGATCAACGAGCTGAATTGCGATGCCATGCGGCAGGTTCTTCGACCGGCGCTTGATTGCAAAGCATTCGCCGTCACGCGCCACAGTGGTCACGACTAGGCGCTCCACATCGGGACGGCTCATGCTGCGGGTGATCTCATAAACGCCGCGCTTGCTGAATTCATGCCACGCGTTTTCGATGGCATCGCTTGCGATTGAGTCAGCTTTGCCTGAGGGGTCTTTTACCTGCGATTGCAGATTAAAGCCATTCGGACCGGCGATGTTGTCGCGGCAGAGTTGGAGGAATTTACGAGCATGGTCAGACTTCTCGGCTTGGTCGCGTGAGCGAGCCACGAGGCTGTTCCAGTGCTGGTAGATGTAAGCGTCAACGGTGGTCGGTGTGACGGCCCACGAGGCGGTCAGGCGGTTGTTGCTGGCTGCGTCCGCAAAATGGCGTTCGCCGACGTTCATGGCGCCAGACTTCGGCTTGATGATGTGCCCTGCCAAACGCCGAGCTGGTTTGTGCTCGGCTTGCTTGCGGAAAAGAGATGAAAATAGGCCCATGATCTCAGAATCGAACGGCGATTCGCGGCCCGAGGCCTGCGATGCCTTTGTTTTTGCGTTCTTCGCGCTGCACTTCGGCGGCAAAATGACTGCGAATCTGCAATAGCTCGGCCACGCTGTATCGTTCCAGTTCGCGATTGTTGATCTTGTAGCGGCGCACGCCTTCGACTGCCTGACCGGCGAGCATTGCGTCGATGGCTTCGAGCGATTTCCGAGCTTGGCTGCGGATGTCACCGGCTGCCAGGGCGGCGCGGATCGTGAACGAGTGCCGAGTAACGATGCGCTTCACGTTGCCCGTGAAGGTCGCCCAGACTTCGGCGGCATACTCGCCAGCGTTCAGGCTTGCAGTGTCGAGGTTGACCGTCCACTCGTTGCCGCTGGCGGTCATCGAAGCCGTGCCAGTCTTCGGGCCGCCATAGCGCAGTTCGACCGCCGTCGCATCGGCGACAGTTTCGATGATGGTCAAAGTCTCGCCTTTTGTTAGAGTCGCCATGATTGCACGAATGATGAGCGGCGACGAGGCTTTGACGGCCTTTCGCGCTGACGTTCAGTTTGTGGCTCTGCCTCCGGTGCGTCTTGTGCGGTTGGTTCCGTATCGACGGCAGGCTGGGCTGGCTCGACGGGCTTGGCTTTTTCTATCTGCATCGTCTGTTTCTTCTTCTTCATGCGGAATGCCAGTTTGTCGAACTGAGGCGAGGCCATCACAAGAGCCGCGAACGCATAGACGCGGCAGTCGAGCGGCTCGTTTCTTCGGCCTGAAACGACTGTCCACTCGCGTTTTGGTCTGCCCTTCACATACTTGGTGACGAGCTTCTCTGCGGTCAGTCCTCGAAACCATCCAATGTCGCGATCAGCAGGAAAGTGGCAATATCCAGGTCCGGGCGAGTCGATCTCCAGCCGCTTCATGACCACGCTTTTCGCATTGTCCACGCCGACGATGTAGAGGTCAACAGACCGCTTGAGCTTGCCGGATCGTTTGCGGTTCGGAGCGCCGACAATTGGCACACCGTCGCCGCCTCGCCCTTTAATCGCGAACGTGCGACCGCCTTTGTGCCGCTTGACGTAGTTGTAAACGGACTGCGTGTTTGAGCCGCCGGAGTCGATGAACGTGTAAGACACCGTCACTCCCTGCCCGCTCTCGTGCTGCCATGTCTGTCGAAGGTAGTCAGTCAAGTCTGTCCACGGTGAACCTGCCGAGCCTTCGGGGATGTCCGTGTCGCCGTTAATGACGTGGTAATCGACGGACCATGATTCCTCGCCCGCCCCCCATCCGACTGTCTCGATTTCCAGACGGTCGGGCTGCACGTCAACGCCGGCCGTGAGGATCAATGCACGAGCCGGAACGGGTGAAGCGTAGCTTTCGCGACGGCCCATCAGTTCGTTCTCGTCGAATACCTTGCCGCCTTCTTCCCACGTTTCGCCGAGCGAGGTGTTCACCCACACTTGCAGCTTCTCAGGGCTTCCCTTGGCATCCACAAAGTCGGCCACGATTTCGGCAAGCGTGCGCCAGGGCGAGTACAGCTCGGACAGGTGAAAGCCTGCTTTGCCGCGGAACTGGGCGCTGGCAATCCATCGGCCTCGACGGATCGCCGCGTTCTTCTGAGCGTTCGTAATTTGGCCGTCGCACTCCGGGCAGACAAGGTGAACCGTGCCTTGCACGTAGTCCTCATTCCACCGCACGTTTGCCCATGTGAGCCGGTGCTCGTGTCCACAGTGCGGGCATGGAACGTGGTAGAATCTTTTGTCGGTCTGCTCGAAGGCGTCCTCGATTCGCGAGATGCCCTTCACGGTCGGGGTCGAGACAAGCAGAATCTTCCGGTTCCAGAACGTCGCCGTTCGCTTGATTGCCAGGTTCACCGGATCGCCCTCGGTTCCTGCGCTGGCTGGATACCTGTCCACCTCATCGCACAGCACGAGCCGCACGGGGCGCGATGCCAGCGAAGCCGGGGCGTTCGCGCCTGCAATCGTGACGTGCCCGCCCTGAAAGCTCTTGTGAAGGATCTTGTTCTTCGACTTTTTCGCGCCCGTCGTGACCTTTTTCCCGATCTCCGGCGTGTCGCGAAGCATCGGCGCCAGTCGGTCTTTTGACCACGTTTCTGCCATGTCGAGCGTCGGCTGAATCACGAGCATCGGGCACGGGTCGAAGTCGATGTGATAGCCGACGACGTTGTTCAGCGCCTCGGTTTTGCCGATCTGCGCCGACGTCATCAGAATGACTTGCTCGGTGTTCGCATCATTCACAGCATCCATGATGCCGCGCTGATACTCGGCACGGCTGGTTCGCCACTGGCCCGGCTCGGCCGACGATTCGGAGCTGAGGCGACGTGTCCGGTCTGCCCACTCTGAGACCGTCCAATCAGGCGGCGGCGTCCATGCGCGGGCAATGCCGCTGAAAAGGCTGGCGAGTACTTCGCTCATTCATCCGTATCGGGTTCGTCCTCGGATTCGACGCCTTCCTCATCCTCCATCGGCTGACGGCGTCGTTCCCATTCTCCGGTCACGACTTCGGGGCTGTAGTCCGCCAGCTCGCGTAAGGATTCGTTCACGCCGTCTTTCAACAGCGCCTCGCGTTCTTGGATCGTCAGGCCATCGAGAGCACCGGCCAGCTTTGCCGGAAGCCCGAGCAGTTTCGAGCGAGCGTTTCCGATCATGTCAGCCCACACGGCAGCGACTGCAGCGGCATCATGTGTTGTGCCTTTTTTAAGGTCGGCTTCGATTTCGGCAATTGTAGCCTTCGCCGATGTCAGACGGGTGCGTGCTTCGGAATACCCGGCGCTGCCGTCATCCCACTGATTGACTTTTCGTTCTTGCAGGAATTTGATGTAGTTCTGAACGGATTGCCAAAAGTCATACGTGCCGCGAGCGGTGCGGATCACGACGCCCTCGCCAGCCAGTTGATGAATACGGACCGTGGTCAGGCCAAACAGTTCGGCCAGTTGATCGACGGTCGTGACGGCATCCTTCAAGCTACTGCCGAGCGGTTTTGCGTCTGCTTCTTTCTCTGCGGCTCGCTCGTGCACGATCTGAGACTCGCGGGCGGTCAGTGTCTTGCCAGCCTTTAGCTTGCCGAGGATATTGGCAAACTCGGCTTCCTTGATGCTGTCGGACAGTTTTTTCGGCTTGGTATCGCTCATCGTTTTTTAAGTTTGCGAGGTTTCCGCAGTGATTCACTGACGATGTATGGCGTGCAATTCTTCCATGTCACTCGATGGTGCATGCGGCGGTACACCGGCCCCATGTCTTGAATCTTCACGCATGATGGCGCGTACATCACGGAATAGAAGCTCTTCACGTAGGTGCCTGAGTCGAGGTAAAGATCAGTCATTCCTCCTGCGTTTTTCTGCGTCTGCTTCTGATTGATAGCCATGTTCGGCAGCGTGAAGAACAGCAAGCCCCGACGCTGACCGCAGGTGTAGGTGTTCACGTCCTCATTGATGCGGCCGTAGAACTGAAACGGGCGCGTTACATCGCAGACGAAGGTGTTCATACACTTGCGCCATGGCTGGAGCTTCGCGGCGTTGGTTCCTTCTGGCCCGCCGATAAAATCACCATTCTGCGCCATCGCCACCGAATGCGCTTTCGTGGTGTTCAGGAAATCAATCATTGCATCGAATACGCCATCCAGATTCGAGACGTTGATTTTGTCGCAGTACTGATCGTTGGCGTTCGTCTTGTAACGAAAGTCCGTGTAATCATCATCGAGCTGAATGAAGTAGCGAGCACCCATTTGCCGAGCTACCTCGAAGCAGGCGTTGCGTGCATAGATGATGGCTCGCCGATCTCCAAAGTTGTCGCCTTCGTCGAATGTGTCGCTGATCGCTTTCTTGTCGAAAACGTGTACCATGCCAGGGTAACGGGCTTCGTATTCGTCACGGGTCTTGTCCTCGTTATCGATCATGATCACGACGCGCCCTGTGTAACCGTGCTTTTTTAGCGACCTCAGTGTGTAAAGCCTATCAGGCCTTCCGTGCGTCAGGATGAACGCGATAAAACTTTCATGCTTCATCGCTTCCAGATTCCTCCGGGTTGTCGTGAGCAAACATCTCGCGCACGTTATCGCTGAATACGACAAAGCCTTTTTCGATGGCCTTCTCGAAGTCGATGATCACGAGCGCGGAGTCTTCGAACAGCTCCTGGATCTCGGGCTCCGACTGCGCGTAGAACTCGGCGATGTTCTCGAAATTGAAAACCGTGTGCCGATGAGCCGCAGCGATCAGAAAAGCCCGGACTTCATCAGGCACTTTTGCCGCATTGATCTTGCCGAGCATGGCATTCGTCTTCGCCTCATCGTAGAGCTTGGAGACTTCCGGCTTCACGCCTTTTGGCTCATACGTCGGTGCTTTCACTTTTCGGGTGTAGCCATCGCCCCCGCCGCCCCCATCGCCGGACGGATCGAGCATCGAGTCGATCTCTTCGGTGTTGAATCCGGTCAGCGCCAAGTCGAACGACTCGGACCTCAGTGCATCGAGCTCGACTTTCAGCGCGTCGAAGTCCCATCCGGCAGACAGCGGAATTTTGTTGTCCGCGATGACGTAGGCGCGGCGTTGGGCATCACTCAGGTGAACAAGTCGGATGCACGGCACCTCAGGCATGCCGATTTCGCCGGCACCTATTACTCGGCCATGTCCTGCGATGATGCCGTCATTCTCGTCGATTAGGACTGGGTTGGTGAATCCAAACTCCCGAATCGAGGCCACGATCTGCGCGATCTGTTCCTTACTGTGCGTCCGGGTGTTGTTGGCGTAGGGTATCAGAGCCGCGATTTTGATCAGCTCGATGCTTGTGGGTATGTGGGGCATCATAGACGTTGCGTCTTTGCAAAGTAA